CTTACTTTATTGGGTGTTGTCCATGTTCCTCCGGCCATGTTAGATGACCTCCTTTTTCAAAAATGTGGTGAGTTGCTCTTTCACTTGTTGAACGGTGTATGTCTTGCCCTCTTCGAGAATGGCGCTCAGCACATCTTTCTCACGATTACTGAATTGATTGGATTGTGCCAGTTGGTGCTTGTTGAACGCCGGTACTGTTTCTTTTTTACTCATTTCAATTCGCCTCCCTGTTTCAATGTTTGCATCTTCATTTCTGTTTCTTCCTGATCCGTTGTCATCTGAATAACATACTCTGCGCGAAAATATCCCTCTCCTGCTTCCCCTTCACTCCCCGTTGGTCGCTCCCACGCCACAGAGGAAGCGCGACATGGGCCGCCAACATCTAGTGAAGTCAACGATTCAAGCATCTCGTCCATGATCGTCGCCACTGGCTTCCCTTCCACTGGCACGTAAGAGATGCGGAAACGAAAACGAGCCGTATATCGATTTGTCGATATCGGCTCGAGTTCGGCTAGGGTTAGTTCAGTTTGGAAGTATGGGGTGGGTGGTAGGAGGTCATTGTCCTCTCTTAAAACTGTTGGGATCTCTGGAAACTTGCTCCGCAAAGTTTCCTTCAAAGATTTCTGCATGTCCTGAACAATCATACCTATTGTTCCTCTCTGTAGCTTGGTGTCTGCTTATGTCCTTCAATTCAATTTTTCTACTTTGACTTTGAACGGGTGATTCGTTGGAGCATTGCGATTATTCACCATCCCCTTTACTTCCCCTTGCCTCTATAAAAAAAGCTTTCGGCCACCCAGGGGCATAAAAAAACACCTTGTGGAAGCTATGGTATTTACTCACTTTCCAATTGTAGAGGTTGTCCGTTTTCATCATTCAAGAGTGACCAGACGATTGAAATCGGTAGGAAGCTGAGAATAAGTGATGTCACCCCACCTAATCAGGGGTGCCATTACAATAACCATCCGTAGCTTACCTCGTTTCAAGGTACGATTCAGAAACCAAAATATAATGTAGAAAATGACATTCAAATCACTCAACCTAACATTGTATAGATATCAAATAATACATTTTTTCTTGATCCTTCGCTTCCACCAGTAATTACAGTTCAGTACTTTTAATTTCGAGGGCCTTTACCTGTTCAGTTAGTGACGGTTGATACACTGACAGCCTTTCCAGAGCGTCCGGGTTCTGGTATGCAAACTGAATCTCTCCAGTCTCTGGATCAAACCTCCAATCAGTCGCCTTTGAAAATTCTTCTTGGTATTGTCTTGGCTCGAATGTGGTCATTTCGATAGCGTCGGGATCATATGGTTTTAATTCCACATAAACCTTTCAAAATCCTCTTCCTTGGTTGATTCGATACCCGCAGGCATTTCATATCTTTGTGACACAATATTCCCAGTAGATCTAATCCAAAAAAACGTCTTCCTAATGGTTGAATTTCTCTCATAAATACCTCCTTAATCATGTTCCAAAAACGGTGTAACTAACACTGCTAACTTGAGGAGAACCTGAATAATAGATATACGCTGTAACAGAATTATCGCCGAATTCTATTGAGTTCAGAGAAACACTAACAGAAATGGATGAGGTATATGGACCACTAAATGATCCTGAAATAGAAAAAGTTCGTGGTACAGATTGTTCATCTAAATACACACCGACATAACCACTGATTGAAACTTGTTCATTATAGGCGTTATAACCAATAGTGGATACATTATATATAAGGATTATAGGTTTAAAAGGTAGATTAGCTACTGTTCCTCCATCTCGGTAAAAGGACCCTCTTGCAATTTTAACACCCGTAGGAATCTGTCCAATTTTATTAGCAAGAACAGTGTTTGAATCGTTTGCCGAAGCAGGCACACCTTTGCTTGTAATCGCAGTGGCGAATGCTTGCTTTTCGGCCGTAGTCAGCCGCTCTAGTGCTCCGACTACACCGAAAAATGTCTTGTCTTTCGGCAGATTGCCCGCAATAAGGTTTGGTTCTCCTTTGATCGTAATGGCGCTTGTATATCGTCCCGCTGCTTTTGTCTGATCTACAGTGCTTGGTGTAACAATTCCTCCTACGCCCCTATCAGGGATAGTACCCGTCACTCTTGCACCTTTCACATAAGCTGTTTTGCCACTGATTATATCTCCTGCTGCTGCTGTTGAATCCGACGTATACCCTGCAGGGATGCTTTGTACCCCTACTACCAATTCATCATAGGTCGGGATCCCATCTCCGTCAGCGTCCGCAACCGTCCCTCTTACGCCAGTAATCGCGGTGCGGACCTTACCTTTTCCGTCACTGGCTTGCAGCTTTGCCGCTTGCGCCTCTTTCATTACGAGTCCAAGGGCTTTTTCTGTAACAGCTGCATCTTCCCGTACCCCCTCCGTTTTGTTAGACAACTGCACAATCCCCTTTTTAGTCAAAGATGCATCCGGAATATCCATATTGATATTTCCCATATCCTCCCTGACCTGCCCCACAGCCTCATCAACCTTATCCCAGTTTTCATTCAGCATCGTCTCAATATTAAAGGTCTCGTTGCCATCCACCATTGGGTCTTTCTTCAATAGTCCTAAATTCGGTGTGTTACTGGACAACTCAAACACCTCCTGCAAATTTGTTTAATGGCGTTTGGCCCATGTCTAACAGGGTCATAACGTCATGAATATCGCGTATCAACAAGTAGTTGAACGCATAAGCCACCACCAGATGCGCCGGCTTGATCTCTTCGATTGCCGACTTCAAATCCTCCAGATTCGGCGGGATGCCGAGCGTATCCACAAACTTAACGGTAAAGCCCCATTCCTCGGGCTGGAAGGATACTTCGACCTTGCCGCCGTCATAAGCTTCGGCCACATTTTTTACGAGCGCACCTGAGAAGGTTCCCGCTCCGCGCAGCTTGGACTCCAGTACGGCCCGGCGCTGCTCGATCGGTTTATTCCGGTCTGTCGGAATACCGAGCTCCATTTCCCAGCGTTCCAGGCCCCAGGTTGCTGTGCGGACATAGAACTGGTCTGCGGCTGAGTTCAGCGCTTGGTAAAGAGCATCCAGCTCGCTGCCCTTGGCATCCATATTGACTTGCATGACGCGGGAGGTCTCGTAATAGGCCGGAAGATAAGAAAACAGCTCGCGACCACGCAAGCTGTTCATTCGGACATTATTCACTTACGCTCACCGTCCCGAGCACCGCTACCTGACCGGAGCCAATTTCGATATTTTGCTGCTCGGTATGACCGTTAATCGTCAAATCGGTATAGTCGATGATAATCGGAATATCCAGCAGTACTGCGGCAATTCTCGTGTAACGAACCAAAGGATCTTTCCTATTAAAAGCAATCTGCTGTAAATAATTCCGAACGCCGTCCTCAATCAGCTTTCGAATTTCATCCATGGTCGAAGGCTGCTCCTGCGTACGCTGAACTTTGACGGAGATATGAATCGGAACTTCCACTGCGGGCATCACGGTGATAACCGGACCCGCCGGGGCAACACCTTCACCCTGTCCATTCTGGGTTGGGTCAATATGCTGCTGCACGGCATCCACGATATCCTGGCTTGCTGCACGCTTGTCCGTATCCAGAAGATACAGCCCAACCGTACCAGGTCCTTGCCATAACGGTGCCACTTCCACGCCGCCAACGCCGGCGATTTCATTGGCCCACTGTCTGTACTGCGCTTTGTTGCCGCTCGTTCCCTGACTTCGAACTTTAGCGTAAAAACGCTCCAGCAGCGACTGATCGCTCTCGGTATTGCTCCCGCTCCGTGTAGGCTCAGGATTCGTAACCGAGGTCACGCCGCTGATTGAAGTCATCATGAGCTGAATAACGCCTGCGGGAACATTACCGCTGCTCCCCGGCACAACAGCTCGAATCGGTGCCGTGCCAGTACCCAAGTCACTAAGCGTAACACCAGAGGTCGTCACATACTCCACAGAGGATTCCCCAGAGCCCTCATCAGCTGGTGTAGCGACATAGGTTTTGGCAGGGACGATGGTCCCCGGTTTCCCTGTAAACATGACACTGCCGGACGAAGCGACCGCTTCCCGCCTAGTGATACCATGCTCTGCTGTCCTCAGATCGAGCTCGGCAGAACGGATATCCGGATGATCACTTGCTACTGTACTCGCAAAGCCTCGGCGCAGCAGCTCCTGTGCCCACAAAGCAGCTTCAGACAGCATAAATGCAACCGGCGCCTGCGCATCCCAAATAAAAGAGCCCTCTGATTTGTCGATGTCCGAAGGCACTTTGTTCAGCATGCGGTTCATGATGTTCTCTTCCGTCTGATCCAACAAATATAACGGCAAGTCTGCCATCAGATCACCACGCTTTCTATAATTTCCGTTTCATCCCGAACGTTCGTAATGCGGCAGCTGAAACGGCAAGCTTCTCCTTCCCAGGCAAAAAGGAATTGATCCACATTATCTGTCCGCGCGTCTGCAAGCAGCGTCTCGGTTACCATACGCTGAATCTCACTCTCCTGCAGAGAACGGTCATAGCCTTTGCCGATCAGCTCCTCCAGCTCGCTGCCATAATCACGCGTGTAGATCAGATGACGGTAACGCGGCGTGCGGATCGCTTTTTCACACCAGATTACCCAGGCTTCCTTCTCGTCCGCTACTGTAATCTTCCGGGTCGGAGACATGACGAACTCACCAGCTTCAAAATCATATCGCCAGCTTCGTCCAAAAACAGCTCCGACTCCTTCCAGCACCTCCGGATCGGTTGCATCCGTCCAGATCATGTCATCGCCTTCCGGGAATAAATTAGCCACCACTGCTCACCACCTTGCATACGACAACCACGTCATTACCGCCGTTGACCCGAACCGCGAGCACTCGGTCTCCCGGTTTCAGACCTTTTCCCAGCTCAAGACGGGTATCCTCGATTTCGTTCTCTTCCATATCAAACACCATATTCTGCTGCTGCCCCCCCAAAGTCACGATGCCCTTGGCAGTATAACGAGGCATAGACAACAATCCCGGGAGCTCCGCGACCATATAGTCCGGCATTTCATGTTTGAAATCATCCAGCTTCAGCCCCGTCGAGGTTATCGTGCCAAGCACAGCCCCTATACCGCTTACAGCTTGTCTCGTTTGCTTATTTAATGAGGCATATAGGGAGGACGCCAGTTGTCCATAGGGGTCTTTATTCAAGATAAAACCTCCTTTTCACATCGTCATAGCTCCCCAGCTCCAGCATCATGCTTCCCGGACTTCCCAGCTCCCGGCTGACGGAAATCACGAGCAGCTTCATGGAACCCAGCATGACCGCATCTCCAGCACGGATCGTATTGACATCAGGTGCATTGATGGAGATCGTTTCCTGAATTCCTCTCAGTTTGCTCTTTGCCAGCTGGCGGGCAGCCGCAGGCGACTTCACTTCATCATCCTGAATAATAGCCTGGAGCTGACCGTATTTGGCGATATCTTTCTCCTCGATAGCCATTACCTTGGAAGGGACTTCTTGGCCAGTCTCACTTGCGGCTGTCGCCAGCACCTTGACCTTTGTCGCCGCCCCCTCCAGTGTCCGCGTTTGCGTGGTATCCGTGAGTGCCTCCAGAATGTACACATCTTGATTCGTTCCCAGCTCATACAGCTCAAGCCCCGAAGAGATCATTCGCGGATGATACAGCTTGCCCCCGGCTTTGGCCGTCTCCCGCAAATCAGCAAACATGCTTGCATAGATCGACTGCGTCCGGTAAACGGAGCGCCCCAACTGCTTCTCAGTATCCGGTAAAACTGCAATTTTCAAATTCCAGTCCGCCGCGTACTTTTTGAATCGCTGAGTAGCAGTTTGCTTTGCCGGGAACAGATATTCATCCTCCGATTTGTCCAGATATACCGTCCGGTCGTACAGCGTGAGCGTCATTCGCTTCAACCCATTATTGGAAGTTTCCACTTCCCACACAACCGCCGGATGCAGCAGGGGAACATAATTCTTCTTGCCATAAGGAATCCCGCTGATCCGGATTGCCATGCCCGGCGAGATTGGAGGCATATCGGGCGTAACGACCAGATTTACGGTTCCTTGATAAGCAACTTGCTCAAGCGAATCCCGTAAGTTGATAGCTTCCACCAATGGGGACAAATCATATTGATCCTGCAAAGTCACCTTGTAACTCATGACAGCACCAGCTTTTGTCCAGGCTTGATGGCGTTCGGATCTTTACCAATCATCTTCTGGTTCAACTTGTAGATCTGGTTCCATTTTGAGCTATCTCCAAGTTCCAGCTTGGCAATTTTGGAAAGCGAGTCCCCTGCCTTGACGGTATACGTCTTGTTCTTTTCCTTCATGTCTGTCCGAGGCTTTTTATTCGTACCCGTGGCTCCGCTACTGCCAGCCGTTTTGGTCACCTTCATTTCGCTCCATGTCCGAAGCGTGATATCAAAATACACATCCCCGATCTCCCCGCCTCGGAACGTGGACTGATGGGAGGCGACATACACTGGCACGTTCACTGCAGTCTCCGTAATGACGAATTGCAACGGCGTTTTATATGCCAGAAACTCATTAAGTTTATTCATCGCTGTTTGCGGTTTAAGATGGTCCGTCTCTTTTCCTTTGCAAAAGGCTGGATCATATTCTTGAGGAAAAAAGGAAGAAAACGATATCTCCTTGATTCGATGACCTTGCGGAAAATCAAACTCCCCATAGTTGAGAATCGTTGTCGTCTCCAGTCCCTTTTGGCGTGAAATGGTCACTTCTTCGGGATTGACCGGGAATAGGAAGGTCATGCCTTTTCCGTTTTTCAACATAAACTCCATCCTGGACCCCTCCTTTCTGTATGGACGTTTTTCCGACCCGCTTCATAGCTCCGTAAGCCATAGTTTTAATATGCCATAGGAGACGGTTTACGGTTCTGCGCCGCTTTGGTCATTTCAGCTCTCAGCCGCTGTCCGATCAGAAGGATCAATCCTTCCACATCGACCGGGTGCTCCTCATGCACCGTAACCTGAACAGCACCCGAAGGGAGATTATAATTCACGGTTGTCTCTGTCTTGAAATCCTTAAAATATCCTGAGAACATACTCATCTGCTCTGGACTAATCTGAACAGATTGCGGGGAAGGATTTCCTGCCATAGCTTGGTTACGCGCTGCACTTGCAGGGGGACCAAAAGTTCCACTGCTTGAAGAATGGCTAGGTGGAACATAAGAACCATATAAAGCCGGATCAGGCAGCAGTGGCTTGCTGAATTGAACCGATGATGGTTTCCGAATGATAGGGTCCGGAATTGCAGCTACTGTTGGGCTGGATGGTGGTGATTTCTGTACATCTTTCTGTTTGGCAGCTTCCTTGTCTTTTTTCCCGAAAGAAAATGTATTGGAAAACCATTTCGACACCTTCTCCTTGGTCTCTGTAAATTTTTCACCGACATCGGTTATAAAGCCACCCAATTTCTCACCAGCAAAGCTTCCGATGGTTCCGCCGATCGTTGATCCAACAAAAGTACCTGCAACTGGGATCACAGAGCCGAAAAATCCACCTATCGCCGCCCCTACGCTTCCACCAACAGCAGAGCCGATTGCCTGATTACGCTCTTTGCCAGGTTCGGCAGAGGCGATTGCAGTCGCATCAGCTATATATCCCAATGGGCCGATGGCTCTTTTGCCAATGGTCTTCATCAGGCCCGAACCTAGACCGCTCTTGCCGATATTTTTTGCTGCACTAACTCCCATACTGCCACTTGCGGCTTGTTTGGCTGCATCCGAGCCTGCACCGCTCTTAGCTGCGCTGCCAATACCTCCCGAAACTATGCCGCTGTCTCCGCCGCCTCCAAATATTTTTTTGGACAAATTTACGGTGTCCTTGAGTAACTGTGTGGCTCCTTTTCCCGTGTTGCCTAAAGTTTCTATAAAATCTCCCGTTTTCTCTGCTCTGTTAAAACCCTTAGCCAATTTGCCTAGTGGCTTATCTGCTTGGCTATTCGGGGTTGCGGCAGTTGTCGCAGCTTGGCTTTGATTGGAACTGGTTCCACGTCCACCACCCCTTCTGCTTCCTTTGGCTTTAGGTGCCTTCCTAGGAGCAGGTTCGGGGGCAGGTTTATCTTTACTCCATGCTTCGCGCATCTTTTTTCCTTTGCCATATAGTTGGCCCCCATTTTTCATAGTGGAACCTATCAGCGCTACTGAACCAAAGATGTCAGTTGCATAATCCCATCCAGATTTTTTTCCACTACCGCCACCGCCTCCGCCAAATTCAAGCGAACCAAGCACATCCGTAAGCTGATACAACGCATCCGTATTCGCCTGCAGCGCCTGGGTCAGGGGGGAGAAATCGAGTCCAAATGCCTGCATATCCACCTTTACACTAGTCTCGATCTGCTTCTGTACGCTCAGATTCAGGTTCGTATCAATCTGCTTCTGAACGTCCAGCCTCACATTCGCGGATGCCTGGATGACTTGGGATTTCACACGCTGAATTTTGTCCAGCAGGTTGTCCAGCCCTTTCGAGGCGCTGTCCTTCAGCACGATTTCAGGGGCCATGCGGGTGCGGCCGATTCGGAGAACGCGGCCCTGGATCCGCTCAAAATAACGCTCCATCGCCCGCAGTTCACGGTTTGCCTTGATCACGTTCTTCGGATCAATCACTAAGTTCATGCGATAGTTCATAGCTTCAGCCATTTATTTCACCTCCAGTTCACTTCAAACTCTGACCAGCCATGCTCTCCATCTCCTCTTGGGAGAAAGCGAGCAGCAGCAGACGCTCGCCTCTCGGGAGCCGCCAAAAATCTCCGGGACGAAGGTGATGCCGGACCCACAGATGGTACAGCATCGTCGTCATTCCCCCGGAGCCGATCAGTTTTTTAGGTCAGCAATCTCGACCCCAAAACC